ACGAATAATTTAAATTCGCGCAATTTTTCAACAGATACTTCTAATTGCATATTATAACTCCAGAGTAAAATTCAAATCAACGTTTTATATAGTAAACATCCACTAGAAAAGTTGATTGACGATATACTCGACAACCTTCTTTTGCTCATTTATATTGTTATTCTTAAATCGAACTGTATTAAACATCAAAGCCATGTTAGACATGATATTCGATATCTTTGTTTCACGACCCTGTAACCAAGTTTCATTTTGGTTACTTCCTCGTTCTTTATAACGTTCTGCCCTAGTAGCCTTATCGGTTTCAAGATAAACGATCTCACAATCGTAATTGTCTACGCAATGTTCCAGGAAGGATGCAGTAAATAAACGATCACCCTCATAGACTACGATAGAAGCTGGATCTAGTGAAGCTAAGAATTTAATTGCTTCTGGCTGAACAGCCATACTCATTCTATCTGTGCCTGAAAAAACTTCACCCTCATCATACTTACCAAGAACAAAACAGTTCTCGTACTGTAGATATGGCACAAGTTTAAAAGCGTCATATTTTTTAATCCAATCTCGAGTAGATAAAACCTCTTTTATCAGAGTAGTCTTACCCGATCCTGGCTCACCACCTATTGCAATAATTTTCATAACAACCTCAAAATAGTACAGTATTTATAGAAGAATAGTAGTCATTCTTAAAACATTCCCAGTCTTTATTCATCATGATAACTTGACCAGTCTTTAAGTAGTGGTTTTGTTTATCGGGGCAAAGACCACCATCACCTGGATTGTCTTCCAGTCTAAGATTTTCTGGAAGGCATTCTTTTCTCATATCCCAAAAATGGTTGAATTTATCCCCCCACTCAGACTCCGCATACTTAATACGATTATAGAACATATCCATGTAGACGTTAGGATATCTACGATTGGGTCTATGCCAAGATTTATAACAGCAAAGAGTGCTCTCTAAAGTGAAATGGGTAACGTCTTCATGATCTATTCTTTGACGCGCTTCATCAAGCAACTGATCACCTTCACGAGTTAACCAATTAATCGTTTCTTTCTCGTATCCTGGAAAATTTGGATTAGTTGAGCCTTTTACATCCCACCAATCAAGATCATCTCTACCAAGAACCTTACAAAGACCATTTCGGTGTGACTTTGATCCATTGATATCATCTAGGAAAAGGCTATTACAATCTAGATTAACTTTCTGAATACGAAGATATTCCAAATATGAGAACGTTGAGAGTCGACCAAACGACATAAAGTTTGTTCTTACAAAGTCCCAAGTCTTTTCAAAGTTCTTATACTTGTCGCCTGTATCTGTTAGAGAGGAAAATAGGTTTTCCTGAGAGCCAAACTTATCTACCTGCGCCTTATATGAACGAACGCAGTTAGGGAAGCCAGTCTTTCCAATCTTGAAATACTTCCTATCAGAGTCCCAACCAGAGCCAGCCTTAAACTTCTGATGATTCTTGTTCCACCAATCTTCAAGGTCGTCAAAGTCAATTTTACTTAGACTCGGATAACGCTCAAAGATCATCGATGTTGTTACAATATTCTGAGAGCAACCATTTATAAAAGCAACCCACAGCTTGTCTTCCATAGACATAGAGTAATGCTTTGCTAGCCAAGGGAAAGCAAAGTATACTGCGCCAGGATGCGACCTATTCTTTAGATGAAACTCATAGAATCGAAGGAAAACTTCCCTACGATACTTTGGTTCCCTAAAGTCCAACCCAGCCACAAGGTCTTTAACCTCTGGCTGATTGTTTAGTTCAGACCAACGACCAATTAGTTGATTAGATGATGTCAAAAATTCCACCTTTGTCATTTCCCTCAATGACGAAACCGCTAAGATTATCTTCAACATCAAATTGCTTCATTTCGGGATCAAGTTTCCCAGGAATTGCAACAAAATAGACTGCATTTCTTGCTCTAAAAGCTGCTCTTGAAATGCTGTACCCGAATGTATTATATACCCATTTAGACATAGAGTCAACATATTCTTCCTTTGACGTTACAGGTAGTCCGCCAAATTGTTTGGAATATTTTGCCCCATGAATAGACATTGGATAAGTCACCGAAGTATCAGTCCACATTACAAGTTTTGGATTTGTTGAGAACGCCTTATAGAAGCCATCCTTCCAAACTTTATTCAAGTGGAGAATACTTGAGTTAGGGAAGTCTAAGAACTTTAGATCAAAGTCATTTTCTTCGACAAGAAAATCTTTCGCGTCCTTATGATAGGCAGTAGTTGGAGCCTTCCAGTTATGGAGGCGCAACTGATTGTAGCATTCTAAATCACGCTCAGCAACAATACACTTAGAAATGTTAAACATGTTCTGAATGATCGTCGTCATGATTCCAACGCCAGCGAAATATTCGACTGCGCTATATGGTTTATCGTAATCTAGATTTGCACCTTCAAGCGCCCATTTCGTCGCCCAGCATTTCGCTGCAACCCATGGCGTGTGTTCGGCGACGTAATGGATATAAGAACGGTCATGCTTATTAGAAGCATCTTCTTGCTTTACATCTATATGAAAATCTAAAGTCCACTCGTCACATATTTTTGCTGATTTCATAATTATCCAAATAGATCTTCTAGAGTAGAATTTTTAGTATACGCTTCTGGGTGATATTTATCAACCATTTCGCGACCACCAACTTTTTCTAAATAGTCATACCATTCTTTGTTATACCACATGCCTTCGCTAACACCATTCCAAAGTTTGCGCTGCATTGGATGCTCTTTGTTCTTGCGGCGAAACTCAACGAACTGAAACCGATGTTCTTCATATTCCTTGCTGCCAAGTTCAAGCATCTTCTCGCGCAGATAGCATACAAGGCTTACACGTTCAGCCTTATCATCATGCATAACCATCGGCGTGTTACAGTGAATGTACTCATGATTGTTTACAAGTAACAGATCTCCAGGGCGAATATTGATCGCAATACGAACCTCAGGAAGTATCAGATATCCACCGCTATAGTTTCCGTTGTTAGACAACACAAGAAGATTGCTAAGACCGTCAGAGAAGTCGCCAGCGTCACGATGCGATGCTGTACGGAAAGTCTTGTTAACAGTTACTGTGGTGAACACAGTTCCAGGAACAAGAAATGCGGGATCAATCTTATCAGCCGCTGCACGCTGAGCAGCATACCTGATTGGTAGAAGTTCTTTGAAGCCATTATCAAGAGTTTGAAGGAACGGAAACGACAGCTTAAACTTTTCGTAGTGGTTCTGGGTATAGGATGTTGCGCGACCATACGGTATTCTTGGATAACGATCAAACCATCCAGCAATACCAGAGTTTACAGGATTAGCATAAGTTGTATCAGATATATACGTCTCTCCAACTCCGCGTGTTTCTTCTTTGCGGTCTTTGATGCTAAGTTTTACCGCATGCTTGAGCCAATCTTCGAAGTTGAAATTGTCTTCTTTGACCTTTGCGCCTAGCCAAACAAGTCCACGAGAAGAATCTGTATTAGCATATCTTTCTCGCAATAATTCTACTTCTTGAGCAATATCGACTTCAACAATGCTATTTTCTTCTTGCTTTTTAAAGCACTCAAGAACATTAAGTTGAAACTCAGTAACCCAATCTCGTCCGCCGCACTTTTCGCTTTTTGGTCCTGCGGCAAGTCCACGGTTCTGAGTAGAGACGGCTGCTTCGCGCAGACCAGCATAAGCTGCGTCTTGCTGCTCTTTGCTAAAATAATTCTTGCGAAACTTGAAAGCAATATTTGCCTCATCTTCGCTACCAAGATAGCAGTCTGTATCTTCTTCGATAAGAGTATCAAAGTGAGACTCATCTGCAAATTGACCAAGCAGATGTTCACAATCTAACTTGGTCTGAGCAATAATAATCTTTGTCATGGTTTTCCTCCTGTTGATACTATTATATATCCAACAGAGTACAATGTCAAATAAAACTGTGGGGGCAAATTGCCCCCACAGAAAACTCAGAACGAGTTTTTATTCTGCTAGAATTAAGCAGCCATCGTAACGGAGATTGCGTCACGATAGAGAGTCTTCCGAGCACGAGCAATATGACCGCTCTCAAGATACTTCGAGAACTGATTGCTTGGATTGCCAAGACGATAAGCAATCGTCTTCTCGCCGCGACTAGTGGTTACACGGTTGGTGTAAACAGCCAGACCCTCATTGCGAGCACGATATGCCAGATCAGCAACGTTCTCAACCTTGAACAACGTACGAGCCTGCTTGGTCGTAACGGTGTTGCCATCGGCGAGATAGCTGATAAACGAGTTTAGTGCATTCTTCATAAATATTACCTTCAACAAAATACCCCGTCAAATAATAGCGCAAGGTGGGGCTTTCTTGCGCTATACCATCTATTATACTATAACAAATGGCAAAAGTAAACTATTGCGGACTTCTTTTTCCAAAGTTTTCGATCCAATTTACGACAAGACTTCGTGCCTCCCATCTGGTCACACCAAATGCGGCGGCAACATAGGGAGCCGCACCAAACATATTGACGGCACCAGTCTCGCGCAATTCATCCAAAAACAAATCAACTTCTTCTTGCAGTGTCATAGTGTTCACCATTAAAAAGGAGTATT